CAAAAGAAGAAGTTGAACCAACCATAGCACCCATCGATCCAGAGACATCTAAATTAGTCTGTGTAACCGTAGGGTCGGAGGAGGGGAGAAAAACGAGCTTTGATATCACAGTTTCGTACTCTGTGGGGAAATTATATGGCGTTTCCCAATGCTCTAAGTAGTTGTTAGATTGAACTGATGTTATACTCCCACAAGGCTAGTTAAACCAAAGCGGGTCGCTCTTTTAGGTACTGAAAAGAGATACAGCGATCCAAATTAAAATACGTGTTGGTGGATCAAAGCAACACGCGTCTAGCAGTGGTATGCATGCGCACGATAGAAGAGTCTGGAAAAACTCATCTGTTTACAAGCACCCCACTGTAATTTGACTGATCGCAAGATCAAAAAAGTTGTCATTCGCAACATGAAAAATTCAGCTGCTATTTGACTACGATCCTCAAGCGATCGCCACATATCACGAAAACTTTCAACAATGTACCATTCAAAGCCTTCTGGAAATTCATCCAGAAAATTGCCTACATCAATGAGCGTTTGCTGTTCAATCCACTGAAGTGGATGATGCAAACTAGCAAAGTATGCTACATCTTGCATAAAATCAGGAAATTCTGAGTCATAAAAGTTTTCAGAGTGATACACGGCCCAATCAAGGGTTGAGTGTATAGTCAATCCCCGTTCTTCTAAACGAGGAAATCTAAGTCCGAAGGGAAAATTGGCAAAAGTCTCAGCCACGATCATATCATCAACAATGACCTCGGCAAAAAGCTGAGCTGGGGAAGCGAGGGGAATAATAGATTCTCCATCGTTAATGATTTCACCTTCGGGAAGATAGGGAGCAGAGTATTCTGTCACATAAACCCCTGAACCATTATCTGATTCATGAATAGTGTGAAAGGCAACCGACCACTCCTCTGGTTCTTCATATCTATCAAAAGATGTAAAGTCAATTGTTTCTGACGATGGTTGAAACGTCTCACTTTCCTCCGGTTCCATATACTCCTGTGCGTTACTAATATGCATTAGACGCAATTCAGACGGAGTGTATTGAGCATCTCTGTCCATATAATAAACCGTTGACAAAACGCCAAACCAAAAATCCGAATTCTCAAAATCCGGATTATCAACCGATTCTAAATAGACAGCCCGAAGACCTGGAGAAAAGTTACTCACAACGGATCTCAACTCACGTTGGATACTCAGTACCGTACGTATCTCATCGTCAAAAATCTGATGAGCACGTTGGAAACAGAGATCCCATTCTCTCTCACAAGAAGGGGCAATTGAGTTCTGATATTGACAATAATCCCGATCATTGTTCGCAGATAAAACCATACGGATTTTTCCCACTTCAGAAATATAGTGGAAAGTAGAGAAGAACGGTCCATTAACCACAAACTCCTCTGTCTGGATAGTTTTAGCTGCATGAATAGCAGACCATAAATCAAATGACCACAGTTTGCTACACATGTCAAACCAAGGCTGCCAAGAATGCAGTCCACACGATAAAGAAACAACAATGACTGAGAAGTAGTAAGGGTAATAGTTTCCAGACAGAGAGTACATCGCTGTAACAACGTATAAGACAAAAACATTCCAAGCTAAATGCATCCATGTTCCATTCAACAGAGAGAGTTTCGACCACCAAACATGTGCTGCAGCCCTAAAAAAGGCATGCAACGGAGTGTCGAAGTGAACAAAAACACTCTCATACAAAGGAAGAACAATTGGTGCCCACCAAAAACGTCTTTTAAAGAGCTCCTCATTAAGAGGAGAAATCAAGACAGCTAAAGTAAAAACAAAGTAGGGAAAAGGTGGGAGAGAAGAAGGGGCTTCATACCATTGACAAAGCTCAGAGCTAGGAAGAAATTCTTCTGGCTCAAAGATATCGTCATCAAAACAATTGCCAGAAACAACTGAATCAAATGTCTCCTGCCATCCAAACCAAAAGCGAGGAGGGATATAAACCCGTAATTCAGGTGTTCGATCAATAATGTCAACAAAGATATCATGCATTTTATCATAAGTCTCCTTACCGTGAAGAGAATATTCACGATTAGCAACTTCAATAATCTGAGCCATTTGCTCTTCTTCACAGAGGACTTTCGACTTCGTGACAGTTGAAAGACTCTTGATAAGTGAATCCTTAGAAAGAGGAGCAACGACCTTATCCTGAATGACAGAAAATGTACGCTTCAAATACTCAACAGAATCTCCTCGAACGTAAGGAACACTATCCGATGTCTTATCAGCCATCGTATAAGTGATCCCCACATCACCGAGAATCTTCTGAATGAGTGTATGATCAAAGCGAATTGGATATCGAACTGCCATAATATTGTCATCACCAGTGAAATTAGCAGCAACAAATTTGTTAAAAGAACTAGCCGGAAGGCCAGTTCCAATTACAAATGCATAACGCATGTCAATCATATTGACAACACAATTCAGAATAAGTGTGAGAAAATGCCCTGAACAGTTGGAACCATAAATTTGTGCAATATCTCCGTTGAAGTTTACAAAAGGATGAATTAAATCATTATTCAAACCTGCCGCTATTTGCAACCACTCCTGAGAAAAATTTCCCGAGCGGATAAGCAAGTTACGACAGACTGACAATCCCAGAAACATACGAATAGCACACATTTCACAGTCAAAGCCAGAGAAATCTCCAGCAATACACCGATCAATGAAAGTTCCAAATTTATTCAGAAAAACATACAAAGCTTCCCAATCAGAGTAACAGTTCAAACCTGCTCCAATTCCAGTTCCAATGTTATTTTCCATCAAAGCTGCACATAGATGTCCATAGACCATCTTTTGCAAAATGATGAAATACATCGAAACGGAAGTAAAGAAACGGGTCTTAAAACTCTCAATCTTAGATATCGGTAGCGCCTCATCTTTCAAACATCCATCAAAGACAACACCACCCCGTTCAAACCTCATGTACCGAGCCTTTAAGTCATCCATAGCTTCAACAATTTGTGGAAGCAAAGAAACTCGTTGATCTTCGTCAGGTTCGGTCATATGAGCCGACTTCTTCCCAACTAAATCAAGACCAGCAGAAGTATTACGAGGTAGTTTGTCAACAAAGCGTTTTCCGGGAATACCATTGACAGCATCATCAACTGACAACAAAGTAATAGATTTCAAATTGATCTGACTCGCAAGATCATTCTCAACTGCATCAGCACATTGTTTCATAATTTCGGGATCTCGAATCGACTTGTTCTTCCCACGCTTAGCAGCGGCATGAATCATAGGATGTTTATACACCCCTTCATGGAAACCGCCTCGCATCTTTGGAGCACCATATTCAGGAATTTCTCCTAAGTGATCTACTAAATCCTGATAAATCAAAGATCTCGTAGTTTCACTCTTGAAGTGCTTCCGTGGTGCTGAAATCGATCCAATAGGAACTAAATTTGTATCCAAAGAATAATGTCTCAGCGGGCTAGATTCATGTAAAGGAATAGAAACAAACTCACAAGAGGGGGCAAAATGCATCCCAGTATCAGAAAAATCCTCGGGAAGAGAATCAATAACAGCAGTACTAAGCATCTTAACACCATGCTTACAGCTATCAAAATCTCCATGTGTACTAACAACAATTCCATAAATGTAATTGCCATCAGGCCGAGTACAAACTGCCGGGGAACCACAAGTACCAATAGAAGTTCGTCCCTCAGAAGTGAGAATACGGACATCAGTATAATACTCAGTCTCCCCAACAAAATATTGATCTTTTACCGGAACAAATCTCATAATGGAAGCAATTTCTCGTTGCTTCGTAACCATGAGACCCCTTCCTGTCGGATAATAATTCTTGATAAATTTACGGATATCTCGAGTGGGACGGAATGCTTCATGTCGTATGTAAACAAGATCACCATCACGACGCAAAATGTTTTCTTTAGTAAGAATACACTCATAACGCTCCTTGACAGGCGAATCTTGATCACCACGATGAACAGTTATTCTCCACGAAGTTTCACTCTCAGGAAATGCATGTCCCACCGTAACGAAAACTTTACCATACAAACCCAACATCATATTTCGTTGTTTTCCTGTGCTTATTGTATACACACAGCGATTCAACAAAACACTTGCTAAATTATCAGAAGTTATATTGCGACAAGGTCCAATAAGACTATTTTCACAGTCCACTTTTCTTGCCCAAACATTCTTCTTTACGGTTTCATCTTCGTCCTTGGCAACACTCGAAGGTTCCATAGTCTCTCCAATACTATCAGAAATCTGAATATAGTAGAGAGCTCCCAATCCCACAAATAATGCAAGAACAGCTGCACACTTCTTGAAAACTTTCGTATTTTCACATGAAGTATACCATGCTGCAATAGCATCTTTTGTAAGATGAGATGGAATTGATCGAGTTAAATTCAAAGAACTTTCAAGTTTCTCCTTAATCGGAGATACAAATCCATCACACTTGTCTCGAACAGTATAATAACGAGCTCGAATACAAGGGAGTAATTCACTTGAAGGGATAAATTGTTGAGGACAAATGTTGCACAAACGTTGTAAATTTTTGTGCTTGCAAAAGACAGACTCGTGAGTGAGAGAAGACATAAGAGATTCTTGACCTTTCTCATGTTTTTCAACATAATGGTCGAGAAAAATCATCAAATCTTCCAACGACATAACATCCGTCAGATGTTGATCAGAGTTATCAATAGGATGGCCTTGTCCTTCAATGGGAACTCCCCCAACAACTTTCCAAGAATGGTATAAAACATTCTTGTTCTGGTTTAAAGAGGTTGTTTCCACACGAAAATTCCAGGCATTATCACTGTAGGCAGAAGGATCGATCATAAAAGTCTCAACAAAAGAACTTCCAACACAGATATGTTTGCGATACTCCGGTTTAACGACAGGGGTAATAATAACTCCAAATCTACGGAGAATGGCAGTAGGGCACTGCGCAACAGCACGAGCGCTCACATCTTTTGTGTTGGTAGTAGCGACAATACATCGGGCGCAAAAGGGAATGCGACCCTTATCTTCAAGCGCTGCTTGATTGGTTGAAAAAGGAGAATTATTGATACAAGCAATAACTTCTTGAAGAGAATTTTTTGGATTGTTAGCGAGATTATCACGCTTCTCCCATGCAATATCATCAAAAACAACATATGGATGACCTAGGTATCCACTAAAGTATTCATCGAATTGATTACGATAGTAAATACAATCACCAAAGTTTTCTCGAAGATCTAAATTACGGCCATGAGACCGAGTAATAGCATGATAGGATTCAATGATCAAACGGCAAACAGAAGTTTTACC